TTCAGATTTAGAAAAATTAGATTGTGTTCCCACACTTAAGACAATTATTGAACATGTGAAGAGACAGAAGGCACCTCAAACCTCTATAAATTGGAGTTTGTTTGTCTTGTTGTTCGCTTTGTTTAGTTTGGTTAGTTGTTTCGGTGTGTGGATCATTTCTAAAACTTCTGAGTCAAAACCTTCAAAGAACAAGTCATTGGGCATTGGTTTGTCCTTATTGAGTTGTATCTTTATTGGTTTTTCGTACATTTATAAAAAGAAAGGTCTGAAGCAAGGAACTTCACCATTCTTGCAAAAAGATTGGTGGTTTGGTATGATTTCACTGTGTGCGGGTGAATCATTTAATCTTGTATCGTACTCTTTCGTTGATGCTGCAATTGTAATGCCACTTGGTGGTTTTAGTGTAATAGTTAATGTCATTGGTAATGTCCTCCTATTTGGAGACAAAATTAATTGGCGTGGTTATTGTGCTATCTGTCAAGTCATTATTGCTGTGGCATTGTTGCTTATTCCGAGTGGTTCAGGTGAAAGTGATATAGCAGTAAGTAGATTGTATTACTTGTTCGCTAATAGTATATTTTTCTGTTGTTTTTCAACATCTTGTATGTTGGTTTCAGCAGTCTGTTTATACTGGGGAAACAGGTCTAGAGTTTACGTCTCGACCGTACTGTCACTTTTAGCTGCTTCCATTGTAGGAAGTTTTTCTACTTTGTTCATCGGTGCTCTTGCGCATGATATCAGACGTGACATTACAGTTCTCTATGAGGCTGATGTTGTTGCTCTTATATTATTGGTAATTTTGATGCTTCTGGTACAGTTGTACGGTTTAAATTCTGGTTTGTCAAAGATAGAGTCTGTTGACGCTTCTTTGATATATTATGCCTTTTTAACTGTATGTGGCGTTATTGTTTCTTCATGTAGCTTCGGGAGTATTGATAATTCTGTGCACGGCATATTGTTTGTCTGCACCGGTATTATTAATGTTTTCCTTGGGGTTATTTTGCTGATCGATTCTCGTCGCAAAACTATACCGTTTGTTGCCAAATTTACCATGCGGACTACTGCTTGGACAAATAGAGAAAAAGCACCACCTGGTTTTAGATATACCCGTTTGGATCCTGCAATCAAGAATATTGCTGTAATTCCACGTGACATAAAATGTAAACGTGGTTCTACTCGAGTTGCCGAAATGATGTTTTGGGTACCAATCTGCCATGCGTTTTACCATGCAGTTGATATCACGAACTACTGTACAGGCCTCTTCCGCAATAGACCTATTCCATGGATGTCGAACGGGAATCCGCCTTATGAAATAGCTCGTATGCTTCATGAGGCTCGGAGAAAGTATCTTGATCCTTGTGGGATGACGGGTGACTGGTCTGGTTGGGATCAAACCGCATCCGCTATGTTGAAAGCTGCTGAATATGCTGTCTTGAAAGATCTTATAGACCCCGATTATCGGGATGCTTTGAAACGCATTTTCAAGAATGATATTTACTCTTTCGATGTAGATAAGATGGGTAATATTTACACTAGATTGGGACAGGTACCGTCAGGTGCTGGAAATACGTCTCTCGGTAACGGAATTGAGAATCGTCTATTACATCTAACCATTGCGGCTGCTGCATTAGACATTCCGGTTTCTGAAGTTGATAAGCGTATTGATATGTGGGTCGAAGGTG